ATGCGGGAGTTGCTGTTCGGCGAGGTCGAAGGCGCGGCGCTGACCGAGACCATCAATAGTATCGCACCGAGCGGCGAGACCCGTGCGCTTGAACAGCGGGTCGGCCGGCTGGCGTTTTGGGTTCTGCAACGTCAAGGGATCGAGGTGGATGACGAGACCCGTCTCGCTCTCCTGCGCCGGATCGCGGTGGCGGCCTTGGACGCGGGACACGCTCTCAAGCGGATGGCTGCCGGGGACTACCGGCCCGATCTAACAGCCGAACGCTTTCCACCCTACCAAGCTAAGAAAACGGCCGGCGGCATCACGTTCACCGACCTGTTCGAGCGCTGGCGGAAGGAAACCAAGCCAGCGGCTAGCACGGCGACGACGTGGCGGGGGATCGTTGCTTCCCTGGCGAAATCGGCCGGGACCGATGATGCGGCGAACATCACCAGCCGAGACGTAGTGCTGTGGAAGGACGGCCGAATTGCAGAGGGGCGGGCGCTCAAGACCATCGCCGATTCCGATCTGGCCTGCATCAAGAGCCTGTACCGCTACGGGCTAGCGAATCATCTGGTGACGGCCAACCCCGCAGACGGCGTGCGCGTGACCATCAAGAAACGCGCGGGCGAGCGCATGCTCGGCTACTGCGAACAAGGCGTAGCCCGGTTGCTCGACATCGCCTCCCGCGAGACGCATCCGGCCCGGCGCTGGTTGCCATGGCTGGCGGCACTGACGGGAGCGCGCATCGGCGAACTGGCGGCCTTATGGGGTTCGTCGGTCGTGGAGAAGCACGGCATCATAGGGATCGAGATTGCGCCATCCCCGGACGGCGCGACCCTCAAGACGGAGGGGTCCGAGCGGTTCGTGCCGTTGCACCCGGCGCTGATCGAAGCGGGGTTCGTCACGTTCGCCCGGTCCAAGGGCAGGGCACCCCTGTTCTATGGCAAACCGGCACGGGGATCGTCGGAAGGTCGGCACCCGTCCAAGGGCACGGCCAACCATCTGGCAAGCTGGATCCGGGAACAGGGATTCGACAACGAGCGAATCGCGCCGGCTCACGGCCTACGCCACTACTGGAAATCGACAGCCTCCCGCCTCGGTATCCCCGACAGCGTAGCGGATGCGATCCAGGGTCACGCGGCGACCGGTGCGGCGGCTACCTACCGGCACATCAGCGTGGAGCAGGCGCAACAGGCGGTCGTGCAGTTCATCGTGCCGACGCTCAAGCGCGAGACCGATGCGGCTCCGATTACCGATACGATGATCGCGCCGGCTTCGGAGCTTGGGGCATCGTAAGACCCCGCCCGGCCAGGGTTTCTGGCACGTCATCCACACCCGTCCCCGGCGATTGCGAGCGGGTCTCGGCCGCTGCTTGAACACTCGGTACCGATCAGGCTTGTTCTCTATCCGTTCTGGTCGGGGAGGGGCACGTGGATTGGCTCGGCGATGTCTCGGGGGACCGGATCACGGTCGAATGCCCGACGTGCAAGCGCTACGGGAGTTACCGGATTGCCGGGCTGATCGAGCGCTTCGGCCCTAAGATCACCGGTCCCGAACTGCTGTCCGCGCTCACGGCGTCATGCCGCTACCGGGGCACCGTAGGGGCATCTGCAGACCATGCCGGCTCGGCCTGCATCGCGAGCTTGAACGCACCGAAGCCGGCCAGTCTGGAACCACCTGTGCCGCCCGGCAGTCCGTTCACAATTGAGGTCTGGGACGAGCGCGGACGCGTCGAGATGCGGCTCGCGGTGATCTACCCGCTCGATGGGGCTGTGGGCGCATATGCGGCCGTTGAGGGCGCGTATCTCCACAGTGAGATCACGCTGCGCCAGGGCATCCGGGTTGTGCGGAAGCGCGAGCGAATAAGGTCGGCTACGAACGCCTAGGACCGTCCTGTGGCAGAGATGGCCACATCGTCGAATGCACCCTTTAGCAGGGCGCGTCAGCTCAGGGTCATCACCATCGTGCATGCAGTCCGACCGCACCGCTAAGGACGATACCGACGAGCCGCCATAACCTGTTGCGAAAACATTACAGCAACTTCAGGTAGTTGCGCTAGAACTCGACCACAATCGCCGACAAGCGCCAGGGTAGGAAATGCCGACATTCAACGAGAATTTTGGATTTAAGGAAAGCCCTTTCGAGCTGTACGTCGCCGAACGTGAGCCTCGCATCAATGAATACGCGGTCAAGCCTCCTTATTTCGAAGAAACTCGCAGGCGCATATCAAGTCTGTCTTCTTACATATTGTTCGGATTCCGAGGATCCGGAAAATCCGCAACGCGTATAACTGCCGAAAAAGAGACTTGGAAGGAGCTTGGTTCAGGCTCTGCGACGCCGCTCATCGTGACATTCGCTGATTTTGACAGCATATTACGCAGTAAAAAGGTAGATGATGTCACGCTGAACGACATCATAGATCGAGTCGCGTTTCTTACCATAGAGGCTCTCCTCCTATGGATAACGAACGAAGCTGAGCAAGAGCGACTGTTAGAACTTCTCAATGAAGGGGAGCGGAAAAATTTCGTATTGCTGACAAAGGCGTTTTATTTGAACCTTTCCGAGGGTGAGAGGAGGCTCAGTCAAGACGATACCATGAAAATACTCCAGCAGAATTGGAGAAACAAAAGTATTGATTGGGCTAACAAGAAATGGTCCAGTATCTCCAAAATCATTGGGGTGCTCGTATCCGCAATATCGAAAGAAAAAGTAGGAACAGAGGATATATCCAAAGAAATTACCGAGCTGTTGCAGCGCGGAAATTCTATACAATCTTCAAGAATGGTTCTCAATAAGTTAGTGGATCTAGTTCAATCATTCGGTTTCAGCGGGATTTGCGTATTAATTGACAAAGTTGATGAACACCCGAAGACGCAGCGGTCGACGGAAGAAACTGCGAAGCTGATCTACCCGATTCTATCCCAAGTTCAGATGATGGAGATTGACAACTTTGCGTGGATATTTTTTCTCTGGGACAAAGTGAAATCGCACCTTGCGACGGAAAAGCTATTTGCCAGACTCGATAAATATGCTCACAGCGATGTCGTTTGGCCTAAGGACTTCTTGGAAAACATGGTAAATAAGCGGCTTATGTTCTTTAGCGATCAGAAAATTGCGGAGATTGACCGGATATGTAGCGATGAAACCGACGCAGTTGCATACATCGATATGTTTATCAACCTCGTGCAACACTCGCCCCGAGAGTTGATCCGGCTTCTCGACGTTCTGACGCGCGAATTCGACTCCAAGCATGCCCACCTCGCCGAGAAGAGGCGCCTTACAGGAGAAGATTTCGACGCAGCACAAGACGTGTACGTCCGTGATGTTCTCTGGACTGTTTACGATAACCGTATTCTGAGTCAGTTGCTGCGGTTCAATACGTCGGTGTTCACCAACAAGGACGTTCAACAGGCTTTCAGGATTAGTCCTGCGGGCGCTAGAGGGCGCATCCAATCCTGGGAGGCCTGTGGTGCCGTAAGTCTGACTGGAACGCGCGCTCCAGAAGGTGAGACCGGTGGTAAACCGGCCAATGAGTACTCGATAGCCGATCCGCGCATCCTGAGGATGGCGGAGCGCGGGCTCTACGACCCCGAGAAGCTCACCGAGGCGCCCATCGATGAGGATGACTGAGATCGAATGACGACTGACGCCCAGAGACGACTATCACCTCGGGGCGCAGCAACATCGGCGCGGGCAGCATCCTATCTTCCCTTCTAGAGGCGGCTTTGAGCAAGATACTCCGTGGTGGCGGGACAAATGGCTCCGAGCGCCGTCTCGCTGCGTTTGCCGAGCAAACTTTTCTGGACCTGTGGTCTTATCCAAATACTTATATCGATAAAAAACAGCATGCATCTGGCACTGGCAAGGAGTTTTGCGATCTTTTGGTTGTGTGCGGCGACGATATTATTATTTTTAGCGACAAGCATGTCCAATGGCCTGTCGCGAAGACCGTCGATATTGCCTGGGCTCGATGGTATCGCAAGGCTGTCGCCAATTCCGTAGTACAGATAAATGGCGCTATTGGTTGGCTTAAAAAGCATCCAAACCGTCTATTTATCGACGCGAATTGTAAAAAGCCAATCCCGATTGAACTGCCAGCCATCGACAAGTGCCGCATTCATGGGATTGTAGTCTCAAATGGAAGCAATAATGCTTGTAAGATACATTACGGAGACCTTAGCGGTACTTTTTTGATCAATCCTAATATTTCTGGCGACGAACACATCGACGCAACAAATCTCTTTTACGGCCCCTTCTCGATTGGCGACGTCAATCCGGGAATGCCGTTTGTCCATGTGTTTGATACCGACGGACTCAGGATATTGTTTCGAGAGCTTGATACGATATCTGATTTCACTCAGTACCTGGTCAAGAGATCCAAGTTTATAAGAAGCGGGCAACTGAGCTTCGCTGCCGGCGAAGAAGATTTGCTGGCACATTATCTAAGATACACCGACAAAGACGGTGAGCATGATTTCTTGCTAGACAACGACAAACGGTTTTCGAAGAGGCATGTTGTGGGCATACAGGGCGGAGGCTACGACAGCCTTCGACGGATGCCACAATACAGACTGAAGAGAGATGCCGACAAGGTTTCTTATAATTGGGACGCGCTGATTGGAAGATTTACTCACCATATATTAGAAGGGACGAACATTGGACTCTACGACGACCAGCCACTTGGGACATTTGCGGAGCCGGCACTCAGGATAATGGCCCAGGAGAACCGCGTTGGACGGCGTGGTCTCGGTTTCCAGCTGGCCGACAGTTTCGAAACAGCAATCAAAGCAAGACAGGACCGGTTCAACCGCACAATCTACCCGCACATGATCAGTGGGCGAAGATTCGATGACAAAAAAGTCATCTACATTATCCTCATTCTCAGTTACAAGCCGGAAATTTTCGACGGAGAGGATAAATATTTTGAATATAGGCGGGCACGAGCAGCCTTTCTGGAAGGTTTATGTTTCTCGGCCGGCTATGAATTTCGTGAGGCAACTCATGCAATCGCCATCGGGTTCGATGCGCCAGAAGAGATCTCTGGGCAGACGGAAAGCTCCGAGGATCTTGTTGGAATCGAATTCGGTCCATGGACGACTGAAACCGAGGAGCACGCCTTATCTCTACGTGAGAAGTTGGGCATCGCTCCGCCACGCACGCTTCCTCTGAACATTGCCTCAGTCCAAGAATGGCCGGACTTGCCGGAACCCTCAACCGCTGGCCTTTCCCGCCAAGCGCGGCGCGCTCTTGAACGAGCCTCGCACAAGCGACGGCGAAGGTGACGGATCTTAGGGCTACCTGCCAATCATAAACCGCCGGGCCCGAAGCGTGTCGCCGAGGCAGCCTGATACCTTTCTCGCGACGGGAGAGACCAGATCGGCCTCATGCAGGTAGCCGCCCGCGTGACCTATGCGGATATTTTCAGCCCATCCTGCCCGAGGGGCCGGAGATAATCTCGGGCCTAACCCTGGCCAAGGATGAACCTGATGGCACCATGCCGGTCGAGGTTGATCCACAAACCGTGGCCGCCACCGAGAATGGTTTAGTTCCGGTAACCGTTACAGGGTGCATTGGCGGGTCCTAGGCCAGCTTCATCCCAGACCGAGGACGGGGGGCATGGGATGGATGCGGACACCCTGTTGGGATGATTGGCGCGGGGTGCGGTCGTCGTCTCGGCCGTAGTGGCGGTGATGCGTTAAGTCCGGGAGCGACGGCGGCGGGACCGCACGTGACCTGGGAGGTTTCCGGCCCACGCCCAGTCAGCCGGCACCACATCACTAAGAGTCACGAAGACGGCGTCGTCCGTGCCGGTCTCGGTGTGGTGCTTCACGAACGCCGCCACGCATTCCTCATCGGGAATCATCGCCAGCGCGAACTGCACAAGCTCCCGCAGTACCTTGGATCGGGAAGGATCAGACGGATCGGCGAGTCCGATGATATCCACTGCGTCGGGTGTGAGCTCGTCGAGAACCACGCCAACGGCGCGGCTGGACGGCTGCGCGCTGAGATCCAGGAAGCCCCTCGTCGTTCCCTATCAGTGGTAACGGCTGCCCTGTCGCGAGCCCTGAGCGACGGGACGATTACCGAGACCGAGGCCGAAGCGCTCGACGCCTTGTTGCAGGAATGGGCGCGGCCTGCGGGTCAAATACCCTCACCGGGGGCATTTACGGCGGCGGGGAAAATGTCGGCGCTACCGACATTAACATGCGTCCCACGCACCTTTTCGGCACCGAGACCGTCGAGACCACGGCCAGCCGAGAGCGTAGCCCGGCGGCGGCGTTGGGCGTCATCGGGACGGCTCCCCCCGCAGGTCAGCGAGAAGTTCACCGGAGGCGAGCAAGCGGCCCTAGCGGTGATCGCTCAGGAGGTCGTGAAGCGCGGATCGTGCGACCTGTGCCACGGTGCGGTGGCGGCCCTGGTAGGGGTCTCGGTGTCCACCGTGAAGCGTGCGATCCGGCAAGCTCGACTCCTCGGGATGATCGAGGTCCGCGAGCGCCGGGTGAGCCGATTCAGGAGCGACTCAGGCTTGATCACCATCAATTCTACCGCGTGGTCATCGTGGTTGCGGATGAGAGGCGGCAGGGGTGGGGGTCAAAGTTGGACTACCACGACTACAGCGATTCAGGACAAGGGCCGTCAGCGGGCCGTAGAATCGAAGCAAGGGGCTATGCGAGGGGGGAGTCGGACCAGTCAGGGCCAGCCTGTTGAGATTCGCGCTAGGCCCGGCCGGCTGGCACGGCATCCCTGAGCGCCGTCAGTGCGTGATCGTCTTCACGGCCGACGTGCTCAGCTACGAACGCGTCAGCGGCGGCAGGATCGAGGACCATCGCTAGAGCGAACTGGACAAGCTCCCGCAGTACCTTTGACCGTGAGGGTTCGGTCGGATCGGCGAGGCGGATGAGATCGACGGCGTCGAGGGTGAGGTCATCGAGGACCACGCCAACGGTGCGGCTGGGTCGATCTGAGAAGGGGGTCGAAGTCATCATCATGTTCGTGGTTGGGGCTTGGGCGGTGTTGCCCTGCCAAGGGGGATGAGGGGACGGCCGTTTCGAGCGACAGAAATGTCACAGGGAGATTTTCTCACTGTGGAAGCAACGTACTCGGAAAACGACACGGCGGCCGATGCGGGCCGGCTAATTGAGAAGATCTGCGCATTTGATCGGCCGGTGCGGGCTAAATACCCCCTACAAGGGCATTTGATCGGCCGGTGCGGGTCTCACTGTGATCATCGATCATAGTGCTCTGCGAGCGCATGAGCGGGCCGCCAGCGGCGTTCGTGGTCTCGGTCGTTGTCGCGTGACGGAAATGACCCGTCGCCTTCCTGGGCCGAATTTCAGTCTTGGCGGGGCAGTACTGGATTTTCCAGTAGTGACCGATTTGTCACTACAGGATTTTCCGGTAGTGACCTTTTTGCCACTGTCAGATTTTCAGACAGTGGATTGGGAACCAAGGCCAAGCTTCCGCGTTCTGGGATCATCGGCGCCCATGTGAGCGACGACAGTCCGGTTCGGCGAAGGTCGATTCGGAGAGCGCTACCAGCTGGTCTACAGAGTGTAATTCTCGGGGGGGGTCCCCCCGAAACGTGGCCCTCGCTGATGCGGGAGTTTCCTGCATTTCAGGCGGCAGCAACCCGCCACTGGGACGGCGGTCTCGCGGTCAGACTCCGTAGCTCCCGCAAGATTCCCTGATCCACATCGTCCAGCACGTCGGTCGCGTCGATCAGGTCCAAGCCGTCGTCCGGCACCTCCACGGCGATGGTCGGGCCGGGCGCCAGCGATCTAGCAGCAACTAGCCGGGCGGCGTCTCGGGCCTTCGCCTCCTCACGCAAACGATGTCCGATGACGGCGCGGATGAAGGTCTCGGCCTTTTCCTGAGCGGCGTCGTTCTGCGGCATCCCGAGATCGGCGTCGGTGATTTCCCGGTAGACGCTCGCCGGCAGGGTCACGGGCAGGCATCGGGCCTCAAGGTGTGAAGCTGTCCCCGGAGGAAGCCGATGCTTCGGGCGATAGCCGGGCAGAGGGGTGGGCTTCGCTGGCCGGTTCCGCGGGTTGCCGTACCGGAAAGGGTTTTCGGCGCGGGTGGGCGGTCGGCCTCGGCGGGCGGGTGCGGGCGTGGTCACGGTGAACTCCTGATGATGGGGTTAGTCGGTGAGGACGATCTTTTTCAGGTACGCGCCGACGCCCTGCTGAGTGTCGTTCCGGCGGTACGGGCAGAGCGATGCGAGGATCTTCGCGGTAGCCCCGGCCATGGGCGGATCGGTGAGCTTGCCGGTCGCATCCACGATGGTCGGCAGCCGCATGGACTCGAGCCACAACAGGGTGGTGCCCTCACGGTTCGGACGGATCGGAATGCGGGGTTTGCCGGCGGCGTCGGGATAGGCGGCACTGAACGTGTCGAGCATCGCACCGAGCGCACCGTCGAGGTCCTGGTCGGTGAGCTTGAGGCCAACGGCATGCACTGGGCGCCCGTGGTAATCGGTCGTCGGGATCTTGAGGGCCGAGTAAACCAGCGTCGCGGGGAACAGGTCGATCATGCGATCACCCGGCTTTCCGGCCTTCATCGGAAAAACATTCAGCATTGGATAGCATCCGCTCTAGTTCATGGGCGGATTGTAACATGGCGCCGCCAGCAATCGGCATGCATGCGCTGTTCTAAGGCGTCGTCGTGTCTGTGTCCGGTCGTATGCGCGTACTGTATAACAGTCCGGGACCTGTACGGCGTCGTCAGCTTGGGCCTGGGCTCAGTTCTACATGATCAAAGCACTGATCTTGAGCTTGAGGTCGTCCCTGCCTAGGTCGCGCCTGCTCGACATTTAGTGAGCCTAGTCTGGTCTCGGTTCCGGGTTCACCCTGCCATGATGGAAATTCATTGCCCTTGGTCCAGGGGGCCGTCATTTATTCGTTGGTTGGGGCCTTCACCAAGTCCGAATGGACACACCGAACTACGGCTAACGTCGCGTAAGGGGGACGAACCCCGACTCCTCAACCCACCGTGGATGATCGTCGCCGGGCTCAGATCATCACGCCGCCGCGTGGCTCTCGTTGCTGGTGTTGGCGGGGTTGGTGCCACCGTTTCCGGGGATAGGTGAATAGTGCCTGGGCCTAGTAGTGTTGTGGGGCACGAAACCCGTTCGCATCCCGACCGAGATTGTGGGGCACGAAACCCGTTCGGTCTGGCGGTTGTGAGACCCGTCAGACAGGCTTTGAGAGGGGCACGAAACCCGTTCGGTCTGATCGGCTGCGGGTGCAACTTGGGAGAGCTTGGACGCCTCCTCGGCCTTTCGAGCTTCACGCCAAGCCTTGGCCCGGAGTGCCGACGCCGTTGTCCCCTGAGCCTTGGCGTGAGCCTCTTTGCTCTCGCCACGTGGCGTGTGGTTCGGGTCTTCGGCCCGACGGTCAAACTCGGCCTTCCTACGCCGTTCCCGGTCATCCGCGTCCCGGACCTTCCTCGGTCTGGAAGCCGCCGGGATCGTACACATCCCATGCTCGACCCACTCGCCCGGCTGCACCATCAGCAGCTTGGACAGGGCGTCGGTGGTCGGGCACTTGAACGGTTTGGCGTGGCAGGCACGGGCCTCATCCTCCACCCACTCCAATCCTTTCTGCACGATCAGCAGCGGCAGGTGATCGCCAACCCAGTTGCGCACCGCGTCGAGCCAGCGGACTCGGCTGACGATCAGATGCGGCAGGGCGGTGTAGAAGTACCGGCGCAGCCATTCGGGGTCGTCGCACCATCCCACGTGCCGGCCGTCGATCAGCGCCACGATGTCGTGGAGCCGGAAGTTATTGACCTTGCGGGCATCACCCTTTGCGAGCTTGCCCCTTTGGCGGCGCTTAGCCTTGGCCGCAGTAGAACCTTGCGGCGCGGTGGCAACCGTGGTATACCTTTGCATACAACTTTCGGCGCCTTCGACCGTAACCCGCTCGCCAGCAGTCCGGTTGAGGGCGCCGCCCCCTTCATCCATATGGATCATCCGATTTTTCGGCTTGACCCCCGTTACTCGAACCCTTATTGCTGTAAGGGTAGCGGATATTACATTGCGGCTGATTCGATCAATCGTAATGCGTGTTGTACCATCGCCACACCGTGTGCGCAACTTGACGGTTAGCCCATACCCCACGGCGTGACATCGCCGTAGTGCGTGTTGAGGGCTTCCCGCACCTTACGGCCGACTTCCTCTCCATTCTTCTCAGGGCTGCCCCCGTGGACGGCTCCGATCTGCACGTTGACGGGACCGCCACCGGCTGAGCCGTTGCGACCCCTGGCACCACCGGCAGGAACTCCTGACGTGATGTCTCGCGCACGCGGGGGAGCCACCGGCATCTGTAGAACACCACCCTGTGGCTGAGTCTGCGCTGGGCTTGCAGGATCGACACCGGCACCCTTGCCGGCAGTGGACGGCCGGTTGATCCCGGCGGCGAGATCCTTCGTCTTCTGGGCTTCCTCCTGGGCGCGGCGCACAGCAACCTTGTCCGCGTACTCCCATCCCTCGCCGACCGCGTTGCCGTGGTTGCCCGAGACGGTTTTGTATTGGAGTCGACCATCCTTCATGCGCGTCTCACCGGTCGCGAGACCGACGTGGCCGCCGGTTTCACCCGCCTTGCGGCCCCGGTGCGTCACCACCACGTCGCCGGCCTTGATCCCATCCGTAACGGGAGCACCCCAATTGCGGAACGAGGTGGCGATGCTGCCCTGGATGCCCTTGATGTTGGCCGACTTCAGAGCGCCGTTGACGAAATCGGCACACCATTGACCGGGGGTCATCTTCGACCCGAGCGCCGCCGCAGCCTGAGACGATCCGGCTCCGAGGAGCGCCCGCGCGTTATCGAGTGCCTTGGACGATCCGCCCATACCGGCAAGCGGACCTGAGCCGCCCTGGCCGCTGTTGAGGAACGCGTTAGCTCGGTTGCCGTGTTGAGCCTGCATCCTCTGGACGTGCTGAGCGATGGTGCCGTTTCCGTCGGATTTGTTCTGATCGACGTAGGGGTTGCCGCCATTGATCGTGGCGTAGAGCTGATCGAGACCCATGCCGGGCTTGAGCCCACGGTCCTTCAGGTATTGGACCACCTTCGGCATCTGTTCGGCGAACGTCTCGCGTCCGGTCACGCCGTACTTGGCGCGCTCGGCCGGGCCGAACTGGATGAGGCCCTGGTAGTTGCCACCCTTGCCGCCCATAACGGACGGATCGAACTTGCCCCCGGTCTCGTACGAGATCACCGTCGCCAGATCCTTGGCCGAGATCCCGAGTTGCGACGCCGCCGTTTTCACGGCATCCGCATTTGACCCGGTGAACTGAGCGTTGGGTGAGCCGGCGCCACCCTGTGCCGTGGGGAGGCCACCGCCACCACCGCCACCACCGAGAACGTTGAACCCACGGGATCGGAGCGCATCCGCAGCGGAGCCGCCACCGCCGACCGTGCCCGACATCGCGGGATTGCGAATGGCGACCAGATCGTTGAGCCGCTTTGCCTCTGCCGCCTGTAGTTCTGTCGCCTTGGTCTCGGCCGCGCGCTTGGCTTCGTCCTTGGTCGACTCCGTGTTCTTGATCGTGGCTGCGGTGTTCTTGTCCAGGGAGCGGCGCATCTCCTCAAGGCGCTTGGACTCTCCGACTTCCGACCAGCCCCCACCATTGCCTTGGTCGGGTTGATCACCCTTCCCGCTGTCCAGCCACCTGCGCAGGGGAGCCGGGACGAACTCCTCAAGGATGTTGCCGACGATCCCCTTGCCGGAGTCCATCTTCAACACGTTGAAGTGCTGGGCCACCTCCACGAGGAAGGCGAGACCGATGACCTGTCCGGCCTTGGCGAGCATGGCGGCGCCACCGGCAGCACCGGCACCAGCGCCAGCGGCGAGACCACCCGCAGCCGTACCAGCCGCAGCACCGCCACCCATCAGAGTAGCCGCACCAGCCGCAGCACGGGCCAACCCGCCGATGATCGCCGTCAGGGATGCCAGCGTGACCAGGGCGGGCGCCAGGATCGTCAGAGCGGCACCGAGACCGATGATTTCCCCGGCCAGCTTGCCGATTGCATGAGCGTCCGCACCGGGGCCTGCGAAGGCCGAGAACAAGCCCTTGATCGCCGAAGCAATCGAGCCGATGCCCTCGGCGAATCCCTTGCCGGCCGCAAACACCGTCCGAAGATCGAGTTGGAACTTGGCAGGGTCGCCAACGATCCGGGTGAGGAGCGCGGTCACCGAGTCGGCGCCGAAGCCCCGCAACATACCATCGGTGAATGAGCGCACCGCGTCACCGGCACGGTCGAATCCCTTGAAACGGTCAATAAAATCAGAGACTTCCGACCAGAGCGGCTTGAGCGCTAGGCCCATCGTCTCCGTCAGGTTCCCGAGAACGACTCCGATCTTATCCAGGATGAAGCCAAGGTTCCCGGTGAACTTCGCCCAAGATTTGTTGAGGTAGCCGCCAGCGTTCCCAAGCTTGTCGTGGAAATCCTTCATGTTCCCGCCCATGATCATCGAGTCGATGAGGGCGCCGAACTCTTTGCCGAATAGCTGGCCGGTGATGCTCTTACGCTTGAGCGGATCGGAGATGCCCTTGAGCTTGTCCTGGGCGTTGATTAGGGAGCCGAAGAAATCCTTGCTGAAGCTATCCGCCATGGAGTCGGAGTCGCGGTAGCCAAGGATCTGCACAGCGTCGAGGAACTGCCTGTCCTCGGCCGACTTCCTGTGCTTGCCGATGATATTCCGGCCTTTGTTCCGCCAGTCAGCAACTCTTGTGCCCTGGGTGGAGAGCATCCGGGCCGCCTGTTGGCCCTCACCACCGGCAGCCGTGACGGCGCCACCGAACGCCAAGGTCTGTTCCATATTCATGCCGACGGACGCACCGGATGAGAGGCCCGTCTTGGTGAACGACAGCATTTCCTTGCGGTTGGCCGATGTCGTGGCGATGAGATAGGAAGTCTCGTCAAAGTATGACTTGACGGTGTCGGCCGTGACCTTTCCGAACGCCTTGAGGCCGTTGAGCGCGTAGCCGGATTGTTCGAGAACGTCGGGAACTTCCAGCTTGTTGAGCTTGGCGTATTTCGTTCCCTGTTCAACGGTAATATCGAGAAGGTCATCGGCGACGCCAGCCTGCGCAGCCTCAACCGTGGCTTTCATCAGATCAGCGGTTCGGGTTCCAAGTCGAGACGCCACCGGCATCAAGCGCTTGCGAAGATCTTCCGCAGACTTGCGAGATGTCGCCGTGTCCTGATCGCCGAACACATGGATCTGCGCTTGGGTGATCGCGTCATCGATGGTGACGGCAGAGCGGGTGAGCGTATCGACGGTGCGCTTGGTGACGGCAGCCGCAGCCGCAGCGCCGATCGCCGCCGTGGTCGCTAGACGCTTGGCGCCACCCCCAGCCTGTGACAGACCCCGCCCTACGCTAGAGCGAGCCTTGTCCCTTGTGCTCTCAAGCTCACGTGCCTCTGCTACGGCGCGGCGGTGTTCCTGAGCGCGGAGGCGCCCGGCCTCACGGATGCCCCGTTCCTCATCACGTTGCTGATCGCGCCGTTCTCGGGCCTGGAAACCCATCTGTTGCCGGAGCACGCGCATGCGGTCCCGGTCGATATCGAGGGCGTCCCTGGCGGCCTTGGCCTGGGCTGAAGATCCCCTTCTAAGAGTAGATGAATACTTGTCCTGAGCGGCCTTGACGCGAGCGAGGATCTTTTCGAGGTCGGTGAGCTTTTCCTGGCCTGTCGAGGTAACGTCTACCCCGATTTCGAGGCCCATGCGGTCGGTTGTCATGAAGTGGTATCTCGGGATTGCGCACGCCAAGCATTCGTGCCGGCATTTGGCGCGTCATTCGGTGCAAATTGTCGGGATGTGGTGATGTGGTGGCCCGGTAAATCCGAGCGAAGATTGATATTCAACATATAGGGGTCTGCTACCCCACCCCCTTACCTGTCACAAAAAAGAGGGGTCAGCGTTTTTCTGGCACGGTTCTTGTGCGAACCTGCGGACTGATCGCTAGCCAAACGTCAGAGACTATGCTTGTGCAGTGCAACATGATCGGAGGGTCGAAAGAAATCTTCTGAGCATGCAAATCAGGGTTTTTTAACAAACCCAAACGGTCGTATGCTCTTGTTATCGAGACGCAGAGTCGGCCATGACCACGACCATGCTGGACCTTCGCTCCCCCATCGTCGTGTACGTGCGGGTCTCGACGGACAGGCAGGGCAAGTCTGGTCTCGGTCTCGACGGCCAGCGCGCCGCCATCGCCGCGTTCGTGCAGGCCAATGGCTACAGCATCGTGGAGGAATTCGAGGAAGTCGCATCCGGCAAGGGTGTGGACGCCATCGAGTCTCGGCCGCAGCTTGCCAAGGCTCTCGCCAAGGCGCGCAAGCTCAAGTGTCCGGTTCTGGTAGCGAAGCTGGACAGACTGAGCCGTGACGTGGCGTTCGTGGCCGGGCTCATGGCGCAGCGGGTTCCGTTCATCGTGGCCGAGTTGGGCGAGGATGTAGACCCGTTCGTGTTGCACCTGTACGCGGCGCTGGCCGAGAAGGAACGCGCCCTCATCTCATCCCGCACCAAGGCGGCGCTGGCCGAGAAGAAAAAGGCCGGTGCCATCCTGGGCAACCGCACGAACCTCGCGGATGCCGGGGCCAAGGGTGTGGCAGCCGTGAAGGCCGATGCCGACGCCTTCGCCCGCAATGTCCTGCCAATCATCGAGTCGATCAAGCGCCAGGGCATCGTCACGTTCACCGGGATCGCCGCTGAGTTGAACACGCGGAATGTGAACACCGCACGAGGTGGTCGGTGGGAGGCGATGCAGGTTAGCCGTATCCTCAAGCGGGCGGCTTGAACCGGCGCAGTCTCGGACCGACATGGTGGTGAGGGGCACCGGCCACGGCCCCTCCTAGGAAAACCGTAGCCGGTGCAAGCTCTCTACCAGATGGTAGGGGGCTATTCGTGTTCGGACGGTCTCAAATTAAATTTGATCCAATCCGCTAAATGATAAATCGCTTTTTTGTTGCTCTCGGGGATCGGAACGGCAGGCATTCCACCACCACGTTGAGCATCACGTCGATCGTGAGGTCGTGGTCGAGCGCCACGTCGTGGTCGAGGTTGAGGTCGTGGTGATCGTCTCAGGTGCGGGCGCCGTGCGTTCGTGACCCGATGTCTTGGTAGGGGTAGGATGTGCTCTATCCTGTAGTCCCTACCAGCATTAGGAGCATATCGGCGGCCCTCGGTGCCTACCGTCCCTTCATCGCAGCCTCATGGGCTTTCCGTTCTCGGTCGAACATAAGCTTGGCGCCGTCAGCAATAGCGCAATAATCGGACCAATCCAGCGCGTCGATATCGTGCATAGTCCAGTGGTATCGCTCTATGAGCATGAATGCGTCAAACATTACCTCTCGGAGTCTGGCATCAGATCTGCCAAAAAACCTTCAAACCATGCCTTCATGATCCCGAAGTCCTTGATTGATGCTTCGCCAATCACCGGCTCGTCTACAGAGCACAGATCGGCAAGCGTCACCTCGATAGCGTGGATGGAGTCGGCTTCGGCAACTTTCAGGAACCGGCGAAGGTCTCGCACCTTGGGCTCGCGCGCCACCAACATATCGTAGCGGGTGCCGCGGTACTCGTAAGGCTTAACGAGGTTGAACCGCTTCGGACCAGACTCGGCTTCAACGTTTGTGTTCTTGGACATGGTGTGTTTTCCAATGTTAGAGGGATGATCCGCAACATTAGCCTCCCGGCAAATGCTGGGTTTAATGCTGACGAAAAGGTTGCGTATATTGAGCCGTGAGCGCCTGTATCGACATGATCAGGGGCGGTGTTCGGCTATTTATATTCCGGGTCCATACTGACCTTGAGCGGCAGGTGTTCCATCGGGTTGGCTTGGTGGTAGGGCAGCGCCGGCAACGGAACCATCAGGTACTGTGATCGAACCTTGGATATCGGAGTCGGTGGCGGTGTCGCCCGTGTTCGGCGGCTTCGTCACGATGAAGGTTTGGAGCGCGCCTTCCTTGGTATAGACGTGGCGGACAAGGTCTGTGGTGTATCGACCGTTAATTCCGGTGCGGAAGCCGGTGAGGACCAGTCGCACCGAGTCTCGGATCCATGGATCACCCTGTACGAGTCGGAAATTGCCTTGCCCTGCCATGTCATCAAGCTCGGCTTGCTTGGCCGTAGCCGCCGCCTGGGCCAGTTCCTTTGTGGGGAACAGGTTCTTGATCTTGAACGTCTTGTCCCCGCCCGCACTATCACCGTTCGCATTGAGGAAGCCGCTCGATTTGGTCTCGGCAGTCTCGGTCTTTTCGGTATGCGTGGTCGGGTCTTTCCACGATGCGGACACCTTGTCGAACTGGTAGCGGTTCAAGTGTTCCACCGAATATTCCGCAAAGTGGGTCGGGTTCAACACGAAGGAACCCATTGATTGACCTGAGGCTGTACTATTGCCGTCCCGCTTGGCGATGGTCACCTTGCCGTCATTGATCTTAAGGATGCCACCGTACGTGCTCGCAAGACTTTCGATTGCCCCCATGGGCGACTGGCCGGCGACATTCATATAGGGGAACTGGATCGAGGACAGTGAGCTATCGACGTTGGCGGTGTATCCGGTGCCCTTCAACAGTTCGGTGACGATGTCGCCAAAGTTCGTTTTCTCAAAGTTCTTCGTGACCATCGATTTCACGTCGCCAGAGAATGATGCCCCGGTGCCGTGAATGGAGATCGTCTTGGGAGGGCCCGCGAAGATGACTTTATCGATCTGGAAAACACCGATCTTGGCGAGTCCTACTTCCTTGTAGCCCAGATAAACCTCAAGGGCGTCGGCTACCTGCGGCGTCGAGATCAGCCAGTCTCGGTCATCCACGGTGATTGCGCATGTATCGGCAGCACCACCACCGGACGCCAAATCGACTTGGATCGAAGTCGCCCGATTGTTGAAGTTCGCCGTAATATTCTCGCCACCCTTCCATATCTCAAAGATCGGGGTATAGCCTGCATCCGGCACGGTTCAATTCCAGAGGTATGTGTTTTCTCTCACGGTCGTGGTGACGGCCGATGCGGGGAGGTCGGGGAGCAAGATCTTCAAACCGTCCGGAAGTAAAATATCGTATTTCTCGAGTCCGGGATTTGCGTTCATGACATGGATCACCACATTATCGGCGGATGAGCCGTAGCGGCGGACACAGATCTGATCGATGCGCTCATAGTACTTGGTGATGACGTAGGGGGTGAGCGTGTTCATGCTCAGTCGTCCGTTTCGACTACGGCGCCGTCAGCTTCGGCGTGAGCTTCGGCTGCGGTGAGCTTCCTGCGCGGCTTGGCCGGAATGATCGGCTCAGACTTCGTGGTGATCGCCGCACGCACGTCGGCAGCGGGATCGGCCGCCGCAGCGTCGACTCGGCGCGGGTGGTGAAGCTTCGTTTCCGTCGAGGGCAGGGCGTATCGCTCGACGTGATCACCGTAGGCGATGTAGCGCAGCGCGTTGAGCACGGCATCGTCAACCGGCACCGAGACCGGGAGCCGGGCCAGGGCGGTGATCACCCGTTCGGCGAGATCCAGCGGGATCGCACCCGTATCGCATACCGGACAGGTGCAGCGGGCGGCCAGCATCGCGGCCTTGCGAGCTTCGGCGGCGGCGCGGTTAGCTTCGGCGGCAGCGGCGGCCAGGGCGTCACGCTGGGCTCGGATATCGGCGCGGGCTTCCCACTCGGCGTGCTTGTCGAACGCCTTCTTGGTGCGATCCTTGAAACCCCTAGAGGGCAATGTCGGGTTCATTTGAAATCTATCTTCCAAAATCCGGCTTCCTCGGCCATGTGTTTAGCGAGTTCCGGGTCTGACTTGTACAGGTTCATAATCTCGGTGACGTTGAACCCCTGCTGAGACTTGGTCTTGAACGGGTTCTCGACTGCCGGGGTTTGGCCTACCCTGCCAGGGGCGACGCTTTGGCCGCCGAACAACTCCGGGTTCGACTTCATCGTGACGGCCAGGAATTCGGCGAGGTCCGCGTTAGGGTGGCCGGGCTTCGCGCTGATCACGTCCACGGCGACGTGCTCAAAGGTCTCGGGGTCGAAGCGGAGGCGGGGAGCGATGGCGGCTTCGGCAGCGTCGAGGTCTCGGGCACCGCGTGCGGCAAGCTCAGCGCGGAGAAGGCGTCGAGCGAGGTCTTCTAGGTTCATCACTCGGCGCCCCCGGACTCAAGCTTCTCGGCGCGACGCACCTTGTTCACGTGGCTGTGGATCATCATCGCAACGTAAAACGGCACCGACAGGCCGTGGTCTCGGGCGTAACGCTGTACGTCGGTGTAATAGTTCTCGCCGATCTTGAACGAGATTTCGGTGGGCTTGCCGTCATACTGCTTCGGACGTCCGGGGTTAGCGGGCATATGTACTTCCTCGTTGTTTAGGGGCTGTGGTAGGATCAGGCGCCGGGGCCGTATGATGCCTGCGCGCCCGATCCTGTCGGGGCTGGCGTCGATTGCGCGGCCTGGGCTTGGGTGGTTGCGGTGGTCGTGGTGTTCGGTGCGCCGCCCTGGGCTACGCCACCGGATAACAGGGGGCTGTCGGCGCCGTACGCGGCTAGCTCAATCGAGAAATCCACCTGATGAGCGATACCGGCACCCGAGATGTGTTTTTCCCCCTGGCGGACGCGCATCACGACGTACTCGCCGACGATCTGCGCCGTGATGCCTTGGGCGCGCGTCCCGTCCGGTAGTTCGGCCGGATAGTATTTTATGAGGGTCTGCGGCTTCCCGGCGGCTGCGGATTGGCGGATTGCTTCCAGGGTGGCGAGACCCCCAAAGAAATGCGGGAAGCATCGGCCTTCGATCACTATGATGTCTTGGCCGGGTCCGACGTACTGCATCGCCAGCGGGGCGTTGAGGCGACCTTGCGGGACCCACGTGTAGGATGAGTCGCGGCTCAAGGTCTCATAGCCGGGCGACTCCACGTCGATCATCGGCACGTAAAAGCAATTAGACCCGAGGCTCATCAAGACGACGGCCATTCTGTTCCTCCCTGAATTGTCGGGAAGGCATACAGACGTGCAAAGGGCGCCGCCCCCGTTGAGAACGACGCCCCTGCGCTATGACCACATCTCCCGATGATGCCATACTTGTAGCACGAATTTTTATAATTGTCAACTTAGTCTCCAGAACACCCCAATAAGCAAAGATTTGGACCGGGAAAATACCCTAGAGGGCGGTCACGACATGCGGGCCAGCGTGCCGCAGCCGCGCCAGATCGGCGTCACGGTCGGTGTCCGCGTCGAGCATGAACAGTCTGGTCAACAGGGACAGGCGAGTCGGGTCGGCGCCGTCGAGGGCTTCGCAGAGGAGCCGGGTCAGCTCGTCTTGGTCGGGGTTGTCAGCGGAAGGCAGCATCGTCAGCCACCAAGGCGTTGAGTGCGTTGAGCGCGTCGTCCGCTACCAATTTAGCCTTCTTAGGCTTCTTAACTTTTGTGAAAATTGCCCGATCAATCAGGTGATTCAGCTCAGCCATGCCGGCCACCGTGACTCGCACCGAGACCGTCGCATATTGCTCATTTGGACCGTAAGTCTGAACAATCTGTTCGAGGTGGCCGGATTCGACCCGGGCAGTATTAGCCCTCCACTTCGAGTCCTGTCCGCGATAGAGCCAGTCGTTTACGGAGAGCCAGACGAGGAAGTCCTTCCGCTTCAAGCCAAGAACTTTGCCACCATCCGTCAGGGAAACGCTCCCGCCAGACCCGGTGAGCTGCTTCAGTGTGGCGGCCTGGGGCTCCAGCTCAGCGATGCGTTGATCCTTGGCTGCGACCTGGGCATGAAGGCTGCCGAGCACGGCGATAAGGACGGCGGGGTCGGACGGGTCGAAGGCTGCAACGGCGGGATGTCCCGCAAAATAGCGATCGAGCATCTCGTTGAACACGTCCCACGCGAGGTCGTCGGTCAGGGACTTACAGATCTTCATGTATCCACGTCGCGTGACGAGGATGACTTCGCCACCGCCTCGGGCCGGGAACGCCCGCGGGAAACCCCGACGGATTTCGTCGAGGTTTGCGACGATGTACTCGGCGGTGCTGGCGAAGCGATCCCTGTTGTCCCGGAACACGCGTCCGGCGGTTCCATCAGGGCGGCCATGGACGCGATCGATCTGCGCCAGGGTGACGACAGTTTCGCCCTGGTACGTGATGCGATCCAAATCGATCCCGCCGACATGGACAGGCGCGGGATGCAGCAGAGTCGGACTCGTGGTAGCGTTAGTGGGCACGGCGATTTCCTGGATGGGGGGTTGCGGTGTCTGGCCGGCTCCGGGGCGCAATCCCGAGCCGGCCGCTCTCATTGGCTAGTAGAGGATGTCGCAGGCGACGGCGGCCCGGGCCCGCCTCGTCGCCTCTTCCGCAAGCGCGACGCTTTCCATCTCGACATCCACGCGCATGGCTGCCTCGACCATCTTCCGAAGATAGGACCGGGTCGGCACACTGGGCGTCAGGATGGTCCGATATTCAGCGATGGGACCGAGCTTAGCGACGATAGTCTCAATGCGGTCGGCCTCGGACAGCGGGCGAGACCGGTACGAGTCCCTAACAGTGCGGGCGATGAAGGCTACATCGTCACCGTGCAGCTTAATTTCGACCTGATTTATCGGGGCCTCTTCCTTCGACTTGATGTTGCGCTTGGACAT